CATTCCCCGGTACGTGTGCCCCATGCTCCACAACAGGGTAGGGCTAGACACTCACCCACGGCCTGAACAGCAGCAGGAAGCGCGCCCCTGCGCGCTCAACTAATCCGGGACCGCATGATGCCCCCCGCCCCCTCGGCTCCCCTGACATGGCCCACCCAGGGACCCCTAGATGGGGCCCCATTCTCACTTGATTCTCATTTTTCGCTTTTCTTTGCACTGCAAGACCCCTCGAGTTTAGGGTTACACTCGGGGGTCACCTATAGAGAGCCAACCGAGAATCGAGAGCAGAAGGCGCGGGCCTTCGCGCCGTGCGAACAGGGGCATCCTCCACCCGCACGTCGCCTTCGGTTCTGAGGCTCTACTCTGCTTTCCAGAGTTGGCACACGCTTGCCTGAGACGAGAAGGGGCCCATGATGCCGAGACCTGCGCCGCCGTTCAGCGACCCAGAGGTCCAAGCCGCCGCCGCCTCCAAGGGGGGTAGGGTGAAGGCCGAGCGCTCGCGCCTCAAGCGCGACGACCCGGAGGAGTACCTCCGCCTGACCTTCGAGGTCGAGCGCGTGGGGCTCACCGAGCTGCTCCTGGACGCTGCTCACGGCAGGAAGACCTTCGCGGGCGAGGCCACAGCGACGTGCGGCGGGTGCGGAGAAGAGGTCACCGTGAGCTTCCCCAGCCTGCCGCCGGACAAGCGCCTGGCGGCCATCACGAAGGCCCTCGAGTACGCCATGGGCCGCCCGACGACCCGCGACCGCCCGTCCCCGTCCGGGCAGGTCCCTGCGACCGGGCTGGCTATCGGAGAGGTGGGAGATGATTCGTAGGCTAGCGGCGAGCACTCGCGCCATCCTCGCGGCCGTCCCCGGCGACCTCCGTCTCATCAGGGCCGTGGTCACCTGCGAGTGGTTCGGCCACCCCGAGCCGGTCGCGCGCCTCCGCGACGACGGCAGCCTGCAGGCCGTGTGCCCGCGCTGCGGGCGCGACGCCTGAGCGACGTGGACTACATCCGTACGACGCCCCACTGTGGGCGCTGGTGCTTCCGCACGAAGGACGGCGCGGAGTCTCACCACCACGCCCAGGCCCAACGCTGGAACCGCCGCTGGCGCGGCCAGCGCGGGTGCGGCTGCGACATGTGCCGCCCGCCGGTGAGCCGCTCGCGCAAGAAGGCCGAATGGAGGCGCGAGGAGTGGTAGCCCTTCAGAAGACCGTCGTTCCGAACTCGGAGGCTCAGCGGGACTTCCTCGTGGACCCTGAGCCCGCCACCGCGTACATCGGCGGGGTCGGCTCGGGCAAGACCTTCGCGGGCATCGTGAAGGGGCTGGTGAAGAGCCAGCTCCCCCTCGCGGGCCCGTCGCCGCCCCGCGGCGCCATCGGGGCCTCCTCCTTCGGCGTGCTGAAGAAGGTCATGGTCCCCCAGTTCTTCGAGGTGATGGACGGCGCCGGGCTCTGGAAGACCCGGAAGCGCGTCACCTCGTGGGTCAAGTCCGAGATGATGGCGCGGCTCATCGCCAACTGCGGCTGCCCCGACCCGCACTCCTGCGACCACGAAGCGAACATCTACCTCGTCTCCCTGGACGACCCAGACGAGATTCGAGGGATGGAGCTGACGTGGTTCTACATCGACGAGGGCCGCAACACCACCGGGTACGCCTGGGAGGTGCTCTGGGGCCGTCTCCGGCAGAAGGGCTACGAAGGCCACCACGCCGGGTGGGTTTGCTCCACGAGCAACGGCTACGACTGGATGTGGGAGCGCTTCAGCGCCGAGTCGTCCAGCGAGAAGCGCATCGACGGCGCCCACCTCTACGTGGCGTCGTCCATGGCCAACGTCAAGAACACCGGCCAGGACTACATCGACCGCCTCCGGGCGCAGTACCACGGCCGATTCTTCGAGCAGGAGGTCCTGGGCCGCTTCGTCGGCATGACGGAGGGCGCGGTCTTCTTCGAGTTCGACCCCAAGGACGGCGCCATCGACGTCCCCTACCGCCCCGACCTGCCGCTGTACAGCGAGTGGGACTTCGGCATGGGGGACCAGAACGTGGTCCTGTTCATGCAGCTCGAGTACATCCCCTGGAAGCCGGACCCCGCCGGGCGGAAGGTGCTGCTCAAGCCGGTCAAGCGGTACGTCGGCGCGATGGAGCAGAACAACACCTCGGCGGAGGCCTGGGCCAGGCTCTTCATGGAGTACTGCGACAAGCGCTTCGACGGGCGGCGGCCAGCAGGGAACATCGGCGACCCGGCCGGGCGCCAGCGGCACCAGTCCTCCGGCAAGAGCACCATCGAGGTCCTGGGCGCCTTCGGCGTCGACATCACGCCTGCCCCCCAGCGGCCCGTCGACTACGCCGTGAACCTCCACAACAACATGATGGCCGACCACCGCATCCTGGTCGACCAGACGAACTGCCTCCGTCTCGCGCAGGCGCTCTCGTCCCACCGGTGGCCGGTCGACAAGAACGGCCAGCGCAAGGCGAACCTGCCGGTCCACGACTGGTCCAGCCACTACTGCGACGCCAGCCGCTACGGCACAACGGTTCTCATCGAGCAGGAAATCGGCGAGGAGGCGCCCGAGGCGCCGAAGGAGTACCAGCCCGGCACCATGGGCCACATCCGTCAGCAGATAGAGGCCATCGCGTCCGACACCGACGTCTGGCTCGGTCCCCAGCCCACCTCCGAGGTCATCTGGACCCCGGGCCCAATCGTTCCACGGAGCAGGTAGATGCTGAACCAGTACCGGGAGTACAAGACCGACGCCGACAAGGTGAAGGTCTACGAGCACCGGCTGCGGCTGGCCCGTGAGGAGATGGAGAGTCTCGATGGCGCCGCGGCCGAGTGGCTCGACCGATACGAGACCAAGCAGCGCGGCGGCCAGCAGTCCGACAAAGGCCACCAGGTCGCATCCCCCACCGGCACGTCCATCATCGACTCGCTCTACTCGTCCCTCACGGCCGCTGACGTGGACGTTCTCGTCACCGCCGTCGGCGCGGGGACGCGCGACCAGGAGTACCTGGCCTCGTCGGCGCTCGAGAAGGAATGGGACGAGTGCAAGGTCAACGAGCGGGCGGGGCCAGCGGTCAAGGACTCGCTCCTCATCGGCATCGGCTGGGTGAAGGCCGTCTTCGAGGACTACCGCGAGGAGCAGGACCTGCCCCGACCCGAGGAGGACATCCTCGGTGATATCGAGACCCTCTTCAAGACCGCGGTCGACGCGGGCGAGGAGCCCCCGACCGCCGACCAGCTCTTCGACCTGGTCCCGATGAAGGCCCCTCAGGAGGTCGTCCTCTCGCAGCGCATCGTCGTCGACCAGGTCCCGTGGGACCAGCTGCTGTACGACACGAACGCGAAGCGCGTCGAGGACGTCCGCTGGCACTGCCAGGTGACGAAGCTCAGCCTCGACGAGGTCCAGGGCAACCCGACCTTCCAGGCCTACTGTGACCGCACCGGCACGTCGAAGAAGCTCAAGGACCTCAAGACCGACACCGTCGTCGAGACGAACGGCGAGGGCAAGGCGTCCGACGAGGACAAGCGCTGCACCATCTACGAGATGTGGGACTACGAGACCGGCACGACCTGCGTGTTTGCCAAGGGCTCGACCTTCCTCCTGAGCGAGAGTGCGAACCCCCTCGCCATCAACGACGACCTCGCGGACATGAGCCCGTTCGTGCCCCTGGTGCTCCGCCGGAGCAACCGGCGGGTCCGCGGCATCTCCGAGATGGAGGTCATGCTCCCGACGCTCCGAGAGCTGGACCTGTACCACTCCCGGCTCGCCACCTACCTCGAGCGCATGGCGCCGAAGCTCCTCGCTGAGGACGGCTCCGTCACCGAGGCGGGCAAGGTCGCGCTGAAGTCGCAGGAGTACGGGGCCGTGGTCGAGTACAAGAAGGCCTCGAACCCGCCCCAGCCCTTCACGCCCCCGACCCTCCCGGCCGAGGCCTACGGCATGCCGGACAAGCTCGAGCAGGCCCTTCGCGAGGCGACGGGCGAGAACGAGCTGATGCGGGGCATGTTCCCGGACCGCAAGCGGACCGCAACCGAGACGGCCGAGGTCGTCACGGCGTCGCAGGCCCGCCAGTCCGAGAAGCGCATCGGCCTCGAGCGGTTCTACACCGGCATCGCCAAGCGAATCCTGCAGTACATGCAGATGTTCTACACCACAGACCAGCTGACCCGGTTCCAGGACTGGGGCGGCCCAGTCGAGTGGGAGTGGACGGCCGACGACATCGTCTTTGACTCCCGCCTCGAGGTCGTCCTGACCCCGAAGGAGATGCCCGACCGGCAGACCCTGCGGGACCAGGGGATGGCCATGCTCAATGTCTTCGGACCTCTTGCGCAGCAGCCTGACCCGACGACCGGCGCCCCCATCGTCGACATGCAGTGGCTCATCCGCATCGTGGCCGAGAAGATGGGCTTCAAGCGGCGCGACGTCGCGCTCATCCTCCGCCTCCCCGAGGAGCAGCAGGTCGGCGCCCTGGCCGCGCAGCAGCTCGCCGCCGGACAGCAGTCCGCGGCCGCCGGGCTCCCCAACGCCGCGATGGTCCCCGGCCCGATGGATGAGAAGGCCCTGGCCTCCGCGACGAACCAGGGAACCATCCCACCGGAGGTCCTCAT